CCGTAGAAACTAGAAAATAATTTCCAAATATGTTCTTCGGCATTCTCTAAGTTATCAGCCATTTGAGCAAGTTTTACATTAAGTAATTCTCTTTCAATCTTTAGACTAACACCAGATGCTGTTCCTGAAGTTGTAGAACGCATACTTGATAAATGAGCCATTCTGTCAATCATTGAAACTTTCATTTCGATTGCTTGTAGAATAGAACCAATGGATGATGAATTTGGTTGTAATAGATAAGGTTTAAGTGATGGGTCAACATCTTGGTCTTCAATTACAATAACTGAACCTGCACCTGCTGAAGCATCAACACCTTCTGTCATTACAAGTGTCGGATGATTAGAGATACGAATTACCTGTTCTAGTTCTGATAGTTCGTTGTATATAGACTTCTGAACATCCGAAACGTCTGCTATTTGCGATATACCAATACCTCTTTCATGTGAGCGTTGTGCATACAAAAAAGCACCTGGTATCAAGCCCATTGCATTTCCATATTGTTCTATAATAATATAAGATTCTTCATCGTCTTTATCTACTTCATATACTGTAACGATATCTCTGTGCCACACACGATAGACGCATTTATCATCGTCTTCGTATTCTTTAATTTTAAGCATAGATAGTTCATAACGACCGTTTCTTTGTCTTTCCCATTCCCAATCAACAATGTTTTCGGGTGTGATAATTGAAAGATAAGGACGAATGCCTTCTGCTAGTTCTTCTGCTAGTGTGGTTGCTTCACTCACTGGTTTATCTAAAACCAACAGCACATGACCATAGATAGTTGCAAGTGTTGTTGCGTCACGCATTACAGAATCGAAACTTCTGTTTTCTAAATCTGCATCTTTAAGAAATTCTTTTAATGCTGGGTTTTCACTTAATGAGCCAAACATTCTATTTGGTGTTTCACGCCAAATGAAACTTGAATAAGTGTCAACTACATTTCTACAATGATTATCTAATGGAGTTGTTAATAAACGTTTTTCATATTCGTTTTGTCCTCCGTGTTCCTCTTGTAGATACTTTCGTAGATATTGACCGCTTTGGTAATCTTTACCACCGTAATAACTGTTGTAATAATACTGCCAACGGTATACATTTGCTTTGTATAAATCGTGTTTGTTGTTTATTTCATCATAATTCATAGTGCTGTTCCTTACATATGTGTGAAACGAGATGGTCTCGCTGTTTCTCTTACTTCCTTTTTAATAGGAGAAAGATGCGATACCAAGTAACCTAAGGCATCGTTTTGGTGGTCAAATCCACCATCTTTGTCTGGGATTGCTGTTCCAGATTTATAAATTTGTCTTTCTAAACATCTCATTGAGTTTGTGCATTTAGGGTCAATACTAAATCGTATTGTTCCGTCTGCTGACTCCATAAGACTATTTACTGCATTGATGCGGTCTCTGACTGCATCATGCTTTCTTTTTACTTCTACATTAAAATATTTCTGTAGAATAGTTATATCTGTTTTTCCGTTTGCTGATGTTTTTCTGGCTCGTCCTGCAGGGTCAGGATATATTGTAATCATTGCCGGATTATAACGATTCATAATCTCTTGGCAGAGTTCTTCTGTGTTTGAGCCATACATTGATATTTCATCAAATTGATGTAGTACTCCATCGATGATTTGACAGATTGAGGCGCTCATCGGATCGATGTTGAAATCCATTCCACATAGAATAGGCTTACTTTCATCAAATTCTTTTTTCTTCATATGTTTCTCTCTATCGAAGTTATAATAGATAACTCCAGAGAAGTTTTGAAATGCCGCTAGATATTCTTGCTGAAACTGTCTAGCATCCATATCTTCTTTGGCTCTTTCAACTTCTTCTTCACTGACTTGTCCACCATCTAACGTGGTAAACTGAAATGATTCCCAATCTTTATCATCTCTTTGTCCGTAGTCGTATAAGTCTTTGAAATGATTAAATCCACGTGGCGTGCCACAAAACAACGCATGACCCGGAGGGTTCTGTGCTGACAGTGTTGGTCTTAATACTACTTCCCACGCTTCTCGTCTCATATCTGCATACTCATCCAATACTAAAAAATCTACACCAGAACCACGCAATGTATCAAATCTATCTGAACCTTTCAGACTGATTTTACTGTTATTAACCAAACGAATTGATAACTCATTTTGGTTAATTTTCTTTGCCCATCCTAGTTCTTTCATTCTACTACAAAGTTCTTCCCATACAATGTTCTTCGCTTGTGCGTATGTGGGTGCGATATACCAAATATTCTTATTTGGAAATCTAGCAAATCTTGCCATCTCTCTGATAGCAAAAAATGTTTTACCACAACGTCTGCCTGCTACAAAAACTCTAAATCTAGCATCAGACTTCGCTATTTCTTTCTGCGCCTTATTCAGTGCCATCTAGGTCATCTGTCCAAGGCAAAATCTTGTTCGTTTCGTCATCCATAGGACTTTCACTTTGTCCTAACCATTGTTTCCCTAGCCATATCAACATCGAAGGAGTTCCAGCCATGGCCACTTCCATTTGCTTTCTTCTTAATGACATCTTACCGTTTGCTTTACCTCTAGCAATAATATCAGAAAATCTGTTTCTTATTGTATCAGGATGACAGCCAATTATATCTGCTATCTCTTTTACTGAACAATGAATCGTTGCTAATTTCTCAACTAATTCTTTATCAATTTTCTTCTTCGGTCGTCCGTTCTTTTTCTTTTCTTCTTCACTCATCGAGTTTCTCCCATTTATCCCCTCTGGTAGAGGTAAATTTACATCCAGTAGTTTGCAACTGCTGAACCAACAACAAGCAACATAATTGCCCATAATCGTCCATCAATCTTTTCTACTTTCTTGTCTATCTTTCTTAATTCACTGTCTATGAATTTTTGGTTTGTTTTAATTTCAGTCAAATCATTTTTCATATCCATTATGTCCAGTGTATTTTGTTTAACATCTAATTCTGTTTGATTTGCTTCAATCATCACAACTTTGTTTTTTGCTCTAATCTTATCCATGGAAGTTAACCCATGCAGTGCCGTTATAGCCTCTGAATTTGGAAGTGCTACTGTTAAAGTAGAAATCTCCGGCTTCTGGACTTGATGGGTCTGATGTTAATGTGTGCATCTTCTGGATAACTTGATGAGATACTCTGTCTTCTTCAAGTGTCATTAAGTTTGTTGTTGTTCCAGCGCCTTCATTTCTTAATTGTATTTTAGCACTTGGTGTTGATGTCTCACCTGAACCTTCATAAGTCAAATACAATCCACTTAATGATGTTGAACCTGAGTTCCTAGGAGTGTCTGTAATTCTTATTTCTTTTGTATGTTGCCCGAAGTCTTTGTTAACAGTTATGGCGTTTAATCCACCGTCGTTGTATTTACCAAGAGTAAGAGTGTATTCACCATCATACCCAGTTACAGTTGAACTACCTGCTGAACCACCTGTTGTTACATTTTTCATCTTAACTAAGTTAGCACCTAGTTCATGCAGGTTACCTGCTTGGTCTTGTGCGGCAAATCTAACTTCTGTTCCGTGTCCAGCCATGTTACTTGCTTGGTCATGGTGGTCATATTGCATTGAGTTTACGAAGTATGATGCTGTTGCTTGGCTTTCTCCGATTGCATCTGTTCTTGCTACTGCAAATATTGGATAACCAACACCGAAGTCTGCTTGTGTGAATAAACCATTGCCAGTAGATGCTTGAATGTCGTATGGTCCCCAGTTGGTGAGTGGTGGGAATGTTCTGTTTGCTGGATTAGCCGCTAAGTGTCCCGCTTCAATCTCTAGTCTTGTTGAACCAGATGTTTCAGTAGAAATCTTTGAAGGTGTAAGTGTTAAGAAGTTTGTTGCACCTGTGCCCAAATACAGGGCTGGTGCTGTTGCGTTAATGAAAGCGTTAGAACCTGATGTTGTAATATTTACAGGTTGGTCTGCTGTTGATTGTGTAATATTGTTTGTTGTAATGTCTAATGAACCAACACTAACTGTTGTTGGTGCATCTACATTACCTGTTAAGTCACCTGTTACATTACCTGTTAAGTTACCAGTTATGGCTAATGTGGCTCCTGTAGAAGCAATCAATGTTGGCTTAATCGTCATGTAAGCACTTGAGTTGCCCAAATACATCGCATCATCTGTGGTCAAGTTGAAATATCCACCTGCTCCAGATGTTGTAAAGTTCATTCCAGTGTTAGCCGCTTGTGTGAGTGTGCTAGTTGACATATTAAGTCCACCAACCTGTAATGTTTTAGTCGCTCCAAGTGTTACATCACCAGTTAAATCAAGTGTTGATTCACCTTCAACAGCCGCTATAATTGTTGCTGTTGTTTGATGTTGTAAATCAGATATTTGTGATTGAGTTATAGTTAAGGCTGCCTGATGTCCAGTTACATCGGATTCTGTTACTGTATATCCTGTAATATATCCTGGCGTTGCGTGATTACCCCAACCGTATGCTGTGTCCCATTGTGAAATCTTTGTATTATCTTGTGTCCACTTTGTGCCAATACTGTTTGTTACTGTAGTACTAAAGTTGGCATCATCGCCTAATGCTGATGCTAATTCATTTAATGTGTCTAAGGCTGCCGGTGCTGAATCAACTAATGCCGATGTGGCTGTTGAAATCGCACTATCTGTTTCTGCTGAAGTATAATGTCCTGCAATATCTACTGTGCCAAAAGCACCAATAGTTAAGTTACCTGCTGTTGTGGTAATTGAAGATTCATCAATCTTAACCGCTCCAGCAATCGGTCCAACATACACATCTGCGGAATTAAGATGAAGGTAACCAGTGCCGTCTGTTGCTATTTCTAAGTTACCATTTGATGCTGTTGAGTCTATTTTGTTAGCCGCGAATTCTAAATCACCAACATGTAAGTCTGGTGCTTCTAATGTTCCACGAGCCCTAACTGTGTTACCGCCTGCGTCTGGACCTAGGTGAATGAGTGTGTCGTTAAATGATGTGACGTTGCCACGAGAAGCCATGTTAATAACACCTGCTGTGCCAGTTGTCCCGCCTGCAAAGAAATCCATCGTTTGACCAGTGTCACTAGTGAAATTAATTGTGTCTGTGTCATCAGAACCTAATACTTTATGACCGTCAATATATAAAGAACCTGGACCAACGTGGACTGAATGCCATTGTTTAGTTGTTGAACCTAATGACCTTGTCTGGTTACCGTCAGGAATAATATCACCAGAAACTGTTTCTAGTGCAGTCATCACTCTTGCATCTGTAAAATATTGATTAGTGCCTTCTGCTAAATCAGAAGTTGTGTTATTCGATAGATTATCTTCTGTGGCAGCGATTGTTAAATTACCTGCATTGTCATCGGTTATAGTGACATTTGCGCCTGCTGTTACAGAGTTAAGAACGTGCTGTCCACCTGCTGAAGTGTTTATCAGTGATGTGCCTGTGCCACTCGTTGTTACTGTAGTGTCAGCGGCTCCAGATGCCAATTCAATAGTGTATACTGTGTCGCTGTCTATATATAATTTTGTCATTTCGTGACCTCCGGTGAAATTTCTGCTAGGCCTTCAAGTATTCTCGTAACATCACCGTTTTGTTTTACCCATTCAATATCATATACAAGATTACCACTTGAACAAGCGGCTGAATCTGTTGCTGATAATGTCCACGCAACAACCCCATTTGTGCCATCTGTTATTGTGAATGTGAATGTTGCTTGAATATCTGTTGATGAATGATGTTTTCTTACTTGACCTCTAAATGTGTCATTAGTAACATTTATTACTGAATCGTTATCATCTTTTAAGGTAAGAACTTTAGACCAAGTCTCGCCCTGTTTTAGCGAAATATCGTAGATTGCCATATGTTTTCTCCAGAGAATAATTGATAAGCACGTCTGCTTTTCTATATGTATTTATCTCTCCAAACAGGGCAGTAAACTCATAAGAAAAAAGCCGCTAAAAAGCGGCTTTTTAATGGTTATACACTCGTATAACCTATTGCTCTCGCAATTCTTTTATTGAAATATCAAATAACAAACCCAAGAGATATCAATTGCTATCAAGTTTAGATATACTAATGATATCAAATTGTTTCTTAGTTTCATATATCTTTCATTCATTTCATCTACTGGCATATTCTTCATTTTAAGTCTCCTATTTTACCCAACGGTATCTATAATTATTACAAATCATCCACATATTTCGAGGCGTGCAGCCCCACTTTTTTGCCAACTTAGAGTGATAACCTATTGTTTTTTTAATCTTACCATTTTTAGTCAGA